ATCCGCTTTAAGAACGGCGGGATCAGCTCTATCACTAAGCCAAAGAAGGAAGATAATGGAATAAGACTAGATAAAGCTATATCTGAATAACATAAGGTCCACCTTAGCATTGCCTAAGCCACGCCTGATCGTGAGGAGTCTCGTACCCCTTGCTTTCAGGCGTTTTTTTTATTCACCAGTATAAAAGGAGCCAACCATGGATCCAAATGCAGCAACCCCAGACGTTAACACAGGTCCAGCCCCGTCAGCTGAACCGGGCGTACCGGCAGCCTCGCCCGCTGCTATCGACGTTACTCCAGCCCCGTCAGCTGGAACAGATGTACCACCTCCAGAAACACCTCACGAAGAGAAGGTTCCCTATGAACGTCTAAAGGAGTCACTTGACAAGAACAAAGAGTTGCAGGCTCAGCTAGATGCCGCTCTTGGTGCCGCAGCAGGAGCACCAGAACCATCAGCTACTCCTGAGACACCGCCAGCTCAAGCTCCTCTCGACTGGGCTTCTCTTGGCTTTACTCCTCCAGCTGCACAGGAGGCAGTCCCCCAACAGATACAGCAAGGACCAATCTCAACACCTGAAGAAGTTGAACAACGGATACGGGACGATATGTATAACAAGCCTTATGCTACGTTTGCCCCGATAATAATCGAGCTGGCAAAGCAGGTTGTTAGCGAGCAGAAGAAAGCAGAGGCTCAAGTTCGTGGTATGCCGGGCTTTCAGCAAGTTGAGTCCAGTTACTACAACATACCCGATAACGTTGTTCAGCAAGCTCAGAACAATCCAGAGGTTATCCGGTATCTCATTGCCAGAAATGCTAACCCATCAGCAGCACAGCCAACACCTCCTCCAAACCTTCAAGTCCCTCCAGCAGCTCTCCCAACGGCACCCATCTCAGATCCAAACAATCCACCGAAGACAATGGACGAGCTGAAGCAACAGTACATTGCCGAAGGTGAACGTTTGGCTCTTGAAAAGTTGAGAAAGCAGCAGGGACTTACAGCTGAAGGAGCGGGAAGCATTCCGTCAGCAGGAGGTGACAAACCTGAGCTTGATGCGGATGGCAAAGCGTTTATGCGTAAACTGGGGTTAGGTGAGGATAAATACGACAACGTAGCTAAGCGGCTGCAATTTTCTGGAGGTAATGACCGATGACAACAAAACCAACTAGATCTGAAAAAGGACAGTTCGTTAAGCCTATAGTCAAGGATGGCGATAACCCGCCTCCTGAGCCTGAAGATTTTTTCCGGTATGAGGGTAAAGATAAGGACATGTACTATCACTGGGCAGAAAACGATCCTCGTCGGATCCAAGCGCTCAAGAGAAAAGGGTATGAAGTCGATCCAGCAGCCAGTAGCGCCCAAGCTGCCAAAAAGGTTGAGGCTCAACGAGAGTACCTTAAGAAAACAATGCACGACCCAAGCACACCCAAGGAAAATCAACAGATGGCTAGAGAACTCCTTAACCGTATGGAGAACTCTCCTGCCGATACTGTCGTCAATATTCCCGGTCATGTGATGATGAGAACGTCGATGGAGAACCGTAGAAAGATTATGGAAGGCCGTGATGCGAAATCTCGTCAGATGGAAGATAAGATCGAGTCAGATGTCCGTGATCTTAACAAGGCACTGCAACGGAGCGGGAAAGGCGGTATCAAAGCGTTTAGGGATATGTTCGATAGCATCAAAGACAGAGGAGATAGAAGATGACAATTATTCGTGCCAACAACGAAAACCTGATGAAAGCCGGTCTGGATGAAGTCTTATTCTCCCCGTGGGAATTTGCTCAGCCAGATAGCGTGATCTCACAGGTTTTCAACATGGAGACTCATGATAGCGAGTTCAAGAAGTACATGACTATCAAAGGGTACCCCATGTTGACCCAAAAGAACGAAGGTGCTGCTTACACTAACGTTGATGCTGGTGAAGCATGGTGGACCGAGCTGAAGCACATTGCTTACGGGATGTATAGTACCATTACTCATGAGGCTCAGGCCGATGAGCGGTATGGCGTAATCCGCCAGTTCCCGAACTCAATGAGAGAGTCAGCTGAAGCTACTATCAACTATCACGCATCCCGTATCTTCACAAACGGGTTTGCAGCAGTTCCTACTTATCAAACCTCAAACCGTGCGGCAGCTGAATACCTGTTTGATACGACTCACGATCTCAAAGGTGGTGGGACACAGGCAAACAGGCCATCAACTGACGTCGATCTTACAGCCACCTCAATCTGGGCGGCAGTAAACGCTTTCTACGAAGTAACCAACGAGTCCGGGCTGCCGTGGGTTAAGTCTCCTAAAACGTTGCTTATCCCTCATCAGCTGCAACAGAAAGCGATTGAGCTCTTACAGTCTGAGAAGTACCCTGAAGATGCGAACAATGCCATCAACGCACTTCGGAAGGCAACCGAAATCAACATGGTCGTATGGCCATACTGGTTAGGTAGTGTCGATCCGGATGCTTGGTTCCTTTTGGCAAAACCCTCGGATCATCAGGTGAAGTTTGTCTGGAGAGAAAAACCCCGGACAAAGATGACGACAGAAGATCTGACCGATAACCTTCTCTACTACATCTATATGAGATACTCAACTGGATGGGCAGACTACAAGGGGACTTACGGAACTTCTGGCGCCTAACAGAAGCGGCCTCAGGCCTAAACTTAAAGTAAAACTTTAACTATTTAACCTAGTACCCTCGGTCTGGCAGGTGGCCTAAGAATAATAACCCTGTCAAATTCAGGATACGTTTAATGAGGTACTAAAATGGCTAATGTAGACCACCCTCACGGGTTAAGAGCAATCATGTCGAGGTTTCACGATACTCCTCGCATGACCGAATACAAGGCTAACGTAACTACCGCTATCTTTAGGGGTGACATTGTTACCTTAAGGGCTGACGGCAGAGTGGATGCCTTGAAAACAGCAACCGGGGCAGCTAATATCCTTGGTGTTGCTGCCAACTATGTCGCTGCCGGCACTACACCGCCAGCTAAGATTTTTGTCTTTGATGACCCTGATACTGTGTTTGAAGTTCAGGGTGACTCAACCACCGATGTAGCAGAAGCTACTATTGTTGCAGAAGTTGGGGAAGAGGCAAGTATCGTTGTTGGGTCTGGGATCACTGCCAGTGGTCAGTCTGCTCATGAGTTGGACTCAAGCTCACTTACAGGAACTGTAACCACAACGGTTAAGGCACTTCAGGTTGTCGGGCATTATGGGATAGTTGGAAATGATCTTAGTCTCGCTCATGTTCGCTATCTAGTAATTCTCAACCAGCACATCTTTACGAAGGGAATAGGAATCTAATGTATGATAAGGACTGGAAGAAAGCTAAGCTCTGTATCGGACTCTGTAACAATCAGGATAAGATCAACTCATCGTTCTTCTGGAACTTTATCGAGTTAGCTAAACCTTCAAACTATATTGTCGTCAGGGGGGACTCGTCGGTTAAGAGCTCCTCCCTGAATACAATAGCTAGGATAGCGTGGGATAAGGGATCGGAGAAGATCCTGTTTCTCGATATCGACCAAGAGTTTCAGTTTGATACTATCCCAAAACTACTCAGCAGGAAAGTACCGATAATCTCTGGGGTCTATCACACAAAGAAATATCCTTACTCTCCGGTTATGGGATGGAAGAAGAAAGGGAAGTATGTCAATAGTGCTGGGCAGAACTGGAAGTTCAGCTATGCTCCTCTCCCAGATAACGATGACCAGCTAATTGAGGTAGACTGGGCTGGGATAGGCTGTCTTCTGGTTGACATGAAAGTGTTTGACAAGATTCGGTTCCCTGCCTTTCGTGATACCTACAACTCCGAAACAGGGGAGCGGAAGAAAGGACACGATATCATATTCTGCGATAGTGTTAAGAAGGCAGGTTTTAAGATCTACGCCGACAATACGGTACAATGTACGCATCGTGGGACAATGGGCGTTAACGACTTGTTTGTAGATACTTACTATGCTTCTGGTATGCATCGTAAGGAGATGGAAGTAGCTAAAGCAGGAGCACAAAATAAGTTGTATTGGAACGAGCGACATTTTGCTGACAGGGTACAGGGGCTTCAACGTAAGTATACTGGGGAGTTTAACACGATCGGTAAGTATGTCAAAAATAACTCCTCCGTTGCTGACATGGGATGTGGTCCCGGGTTCTTCATGGAATGGCTGAGAGATAACAAGAGGTGTAAGTGTTATGGTTATGACTTCTCGGCTTTTGCAATCTCTGAGGTAAAAGACAAGGGGCTTGATGGTGAGGTAGCTGATTTCAGAACGTTTAAGCCAAACGGGGAGATGTTTGATTATGTTGTTTCAACTCATGCACTAGAACACATGGTTGATGATGAGGGATACCTTCGGACGTGTGCTTCTATGCTCAAGTCTAAGGATGGCAAGGTTATCGTTTCAGTACCAAGTAAAGATAATGCTTATACAGCAGCTGTCGAGCATCAACGGACATATACCAAAGCATCGCTTACAGCCGTCATGAAAAGAGTCTTCAAAAAGGTTTCTGTGCAGATGTCACACAAAAGTACAGACAAAGAAGCACAGAAGGTTACAGCAAAGACGTTTGTTGCTATAGGAAGCCAGCCTCATGGGAACTGATTACGAGAAGCCAAAACTGGATGCAGAGTCTATGCCGATCCCCTATCCGGAAGGCAAGCGTACCCGTACCTGTAAACGGTGTGGTCAGCAGTGGTGGATAGAGGAGATGGTGCAGGTAGAAGAGGAGAGGTATTACTGTCATCTCTGTTATGACGTTCCATACGGAGAAGACCAGCACAGAAGAGGCGATCACGCCGAATAACACCGGGTAAGCGGGAGTGAGATTCTCCCGGGCAGCTACGGCTGTTCCTATTACAGGAGAAAGATTATGAGTTTAACACATTTTCCAAACGGTATCACAAGCTTTGGCGTACCTGTCTTAGGTGGCGGGTCAATCGTAACAACAGGGAAGATCTTCTTCGTCGATTCAGGAGCTGGGTCTGATGGCAATAGTGGGAAAGATCCGGGTCAGCCATTCGCTACTATCGATTACGCAGTCGGGAAGTGTACGGCTAGTAACGGAGATCATATTATCGTTATGCCGGGTCATGCGGAAACCATTGCATCTGCAACTTCACTTGCCCTAGATGTGGCTGGTGTCACAGTTATCGGACTGGGAAGAGGGTCAGATAGACCGGTTCTTAACTTCTCTGCAACTGGTAGCCTTATTCCAATCTCAGCTGCAAACGTCGTTTTGCAGAACTTTCTGTTCACCGGTGGGATCGATGCCATCGTCAACATGGTTACGATATCTGCTGCTGATGTTGGTATCTATGGCCTTGAGCTGAGAGATGTTACCGGACAGATGGTTAGCGGTATTACCACAACTGCCGCAGCTGATAGGTTAACTATCGACGGGTATCGGTTCAATGGAGCTGCTGCTGCTGGATGTGATACAGCAATTAGCATTGTTGGTGGAGAGGGCATTAATCTTCGTAACCTGTGGATCGACGGAAACTTTGCGGTCGCTTGTGTTGAGGGGGTTACTACAGCAGCTACTAATCTGACTATTGGCGGAACTGATCAATCAAGCTATTTTCGTACTCGAAATGCTGCTGATGTTATTATCACTCTTGTTGCAACTGGAACAGGGTTTGTAGGCCCTAACCTTCATATGCGATTACAGGATAACGCTGACAACATTACGGAAGCTATGGTGGGAGCTGACATGCAGTTTATGCAGCCAATCCATATTTGTAATGCTGATGGCGAGTCTTCAATCGTGACTGACATCACAGCCTCAAGCTAAACAGGAGTAGCCTATACGACAAACTTAACCGAAAGCCTAAAACATGAAGAGGATAGGGACACGCTTACCTTCAAACAGGCTTTCTCTATCCTCTTTTCATTTTGGAGCAGCCAATGGAACTAAGCGATATCCGAAAAAGAGTCAGGTCGATCATCCGGGAACCTCGTGAGAACTTTGTAAAGGATGACGAACTCAACGACTGGTCAAACGATGCATCATTCGAGGCCACTAAGGATCTTAACTACCCATGGAAGGAGCAAACGCTTCATGGTGTAGAGGAACAGGCTGACTATGACTATGCCGCTGACTTCATCAAGCTCCACCCGCTCCTGCTCCCGTTCTTTAACAAAAAGGAGCTCAAAAAGCGTGGGTTGAAGTATCTGGAGTCTCAATATTCTAATATCTTAACAGCTGATGGAGTGGATCAGCCCGAACATTATTATATCCGTTTTCTTGATAAGTTCTCAATCTATCCACCACCAAAACTTCAAGACTCCGGCACCGCTACTGCCGGTTCTGGTCTCACTACGCTTATCGACAGTTCGGCCAGCTTCACAGATACTTACATCGGTTACTCTATCCGAAACATAACAGACGGCAGCAATGGCCTGATTACAGCTGTCACAAGCACAACAGAACTCACAGCAGCTCTTTCTGGCGGCACAGGAGATGTCTGGGCAGATGCTGACACCTACAAGATCAACCGGGCTGGAACGATCCCATATGTCTACAAAGAAACTGCCATGGCTGACGATGATGATGAAAGTGCTATCGCCGCTGAGTTCCCATACCTCATCATCTACCGGGTAGCGAATATGGCATATCTAAAATCTAACCAAGCGGACACAGCCTCGATGGTTCAGACCAAATCTACCCGCTACGACACACTCTACGCTAACGAGTTTGCTCGTGCGAAGAAACAAGTCAACCAGCTTGTCCGAGGGTACATGGGAAGAACGAAGTCACCTATTACTTACTCACAACATCATAGAGTGAGGACATAATGCCTAAACAAGACTTATACCACATAACCGGGCCGTTTGGTGTGGACAGGAGAGACTCTGCTATCGTCAAACATCAGCCCGGGATCCTATACGAGCTGAGGAACTACCTTGTCCACAATGGCAATATCGAGGTGAGGGAGGGGATGACAAACGCTCTCTCTACCCTTGATGGGAATAATTTCACATCTCTTCAGGCTGGCTATCGGATCCTCGCACTCCACCGATACTACGGCCTAGACGCTCTGGAAGCTGAAGTAAAAGAGTTCTACGCAGCTGTAAACGGTGCCGAAAATGCAACCTTACGTAAATGGAGTGGCACACAATGGGACACGCTTCCTCTTCCACCCGGGATTACCCTCACAAAGGATGTCCAAGGAAACTTCGAGCAGCTCAAGGACCGGACGTACTACACCAATCAAAAAGAGCCCGTCCTTATGATCAAAAAGGAAACCGATCAGGTGTTCGAGGCGGGTATTCCAGACGCAGATCCTGAGCTTGAGATAGCCTATATGGAAACTCTCACTGAGGCTGATGATCAGGCTGACCTGATTGCTACTCCTGATCGCTGGAGATTCTATACAGATGGCGGAACAAACATGGTGCGTCACTTCCTCGATGGTGGTTTTGAACGTCACACAGAAGGGGATTTCGGCCTGACTCTCGAACAGTCAGACTTCTCAGCTGGTAAAACGCTCATCGGTGTCTATCATCTTCCAGCCGAGCTCAACCTTGAATGGTTCTATGCGATAACAAAATGGAACGATCCAACCAACAACACTGTCTCGTCAGGCTCAGCAGATGGCGTTACCCTCACAGACTCAGCTGCTACCTTTACCACAGCTCATGTCGGGCTACAGATAGAAAACGTAACAGATGAGTCTACCGCAGTTATTCTCCAGTGGAATAGTGCTACCGAAGTCATCACAACAGAGCTCTCTGGCGGTTCCGATAACAACTGGCAGACTAACGACGTCTACACAATGGGATCCCGCTCAACCCTAAACGACTACATAGCAATCGACATATTCCGGTTCACCAAGATCGACATCGATGAGGTAGCGTTTGAGCTCTCGTCTTTTCCTCCTGATGCCTCTGGCGACTTCTCCAAAGGCTTTCATGTCACGATCTACACTGACTCTGATATGGACCACTTTCACATGATACAACGGACCATGCTGGCAGAGTGGGCGATGAACCCATATAGCAACAAGCTCTTTTTTGGTCGGTTCCGTAAGCAATGGTTTATCGATATCCAGAGTGCGGCAACAGCTGGGAGTTCAGGAACGACTCTCATTAATTCTGCTGCTGTCTTTACCGCTGGCGATGTAGGTAAGGAGATCAAGAACCTTACTGACAATACAAGTGGGACAGTTGCTACTTATGTGAGCGCTACGGAAATAACCACCTCCATCGGGAACTGGAACGATGGCGATGAATATGAGCTTGCTGATGACTGGTCAACGATCAACTATATCAAGGTCCACATCCAATCTAACGCCCAGTCAACTGGCACTAACGCAGCCCGTATAACAGTCGATAATATCCGGCTGCTCAAAACCCCACCGCTTCCCTCTGAGCTCTCTCTTCAAGTAGCTACCTGTGATGCAATCGAGTCGTGGGTGAACAATGCGACTGGAGCAGCGATCGAAAATAACTACGTCTATGCAACAGAAGGAGTATCATGTAAAAAGATTCCAACTCTTGTTACAGCAAAGTATGACTGGGCTGGCATTAAGGATCTAAGTGTTTATGGGGAAGGGACGGAGGTAGATGGATCTGATGTCTGCATATTCGATGTTTGTGGAGACATTGAAGCTCTTGGAACCGTGGTAACGACAATAAAGTTTTATGATGATGCTGGAGAGACAGCAGAGGGAACGTTCACTGTTTTTGGAAATCTCAAAAATGTTCAGCAGCGTTACATTCACAAGCAGGAATTTGAGACTAGCAATACGGTATCCGATTTCGACTGGACATCAGTAGACTATATGCTTGTTAAAAACGTAGGCATTCCTACGAACACTAATACTTTTGGTGTTTTATATATCGATCATGTCCGGTTTCAGAAAGCCTCTGCCTCCAAACTCATCAATAAGTTCATGCCGCTCGACCTTATCGTGGCCGACGCTTTCAATCGAGGCATCGACCATTACTTCCCAGAAGGCGGTATAGTAGACACCGTTTCAGACTGGCTCTTTCAAGCCTACGCCAACTTCACTCGTCAAGCAACTGGTCAAGGCCAGCTAATTTTTCCGGAATATACACATGGCCGATATAAGATAGGCGACTACTCTTTAGCCTCCATGCAGCTCCAAGTTGATGCTGGTGGTGCTATGACAGTCACCTTTAACCAGAACGATGACCTGACAGAATATGAAGAGTTTAACTTCAATCTCGATGGCTTCCTCTTCCCAAAGCAGCAAAACAAGACTGGTAACTGGATGGGGATCGACTGGGTTGAGATCTCAGGCACACCAACTGATGAGCTCTCGATATGGATCTCTACACCAGACATAAGGGACATTGCCAAAATAACGTTCCGGTTCTACGCTAATGCTAATGCAAACTTTGAAGCAGGTACTGGCAAACATACCGGAGGGAATGCTTCTAAAGTGCTGGTTTCAGCTGGTGCAGATTTTACCGTAGCTCTTATCGGCAAACGTATCCGAAACGAAAACTGGGTAACTGGAGATCCCGGGAACAGGTGGGGGATTGTTGGATGGGTACTTCCTAACAAGATAGGTGCATGGGGGATGGTATGGGATACTGATGACGAGTTTACAATCGATACCTATGGCGGAAAAGGATTCTTGTTTGATAAAGAAGGGATTGGTGGCAAACCTGTTCCTGATGCCAATAACTATTACGAGTACGTCCTCGATACAAATACCATGTTTGGAAGCCTTGGTGGAGTTAGTAAAGGATATAACAAGGCTCTTGAATACCCGGCTGAGAACGAAGAAACTCTTATTGCTGTTCGTGAGCTTGCTAAAGACTACGGCCTCCAGCGTGTCTATAAAGAAGAAGGCAAAGATGGCTGGTGGCAAGGTATCCTCACGTGGAAGAGAAAAGACATGATCCCTCATTTAGATGACAACTCTGCATGGTCATCACTTCAAGCTATCGCAGCTCATGAAATTATCGTTCAAGCATCAAGCGAGAAAAACGCTATTATCAACTTTCAAGATTTCAAGATGACAAAGAAGGGAGCGGTAAAAGGCGATAACATCACGTATAAGATCAAGTTGGAAGACGAGCTTGGCTATCTAGGCCCAGCATCTGAACCCTCTCACAAGATAACAGTTACAGGTAACGATATCAACCTAGCCGATATCGTAGTTCCTTACGACACCCGTATCGTTCGCAAGCGTATCTATAGAACAGACTCAATCGGCTCGTTTCGCTACCTAGACACAATCGACAGATTAGAAACCTCATACCTCGACCAGATCCCGGAAGATCTCTTAGGCCCAATTATAGAGCCTGATGTCTATAAACCACCAAAGTCGGCTCACATGCGAAAAGTTGATAACCGGATGCTCTACATTGACGTCATCGACAGGCGTGGTACTCGTCGTTCATCTCGCTTCCATCTCTCTCTCCCGTTCATACCTCATCAGTGTATGGATAAAGACGCATTCGATCTCAATCCAGATGACGGCCAGAAATCTATCTGGGGTGAGTTCTATTACGGCTATCTGCTCGCATGGAAGGAAAGAAGCTTCTACACTGTTGACATGAACACGTTTGAGAAGTCTCCCCGTGACCTCACGATCGGCTGTATAGCTCCACTCTCTGTTGCCTCGATCCCTAATGTCGGTTTTGGCTGGCTCTCACATGAAGGCGTGATCTTCGGCGACCACACAAACATCGATAAGGATACCGGCGAGCAGATCTGGGACGACATTAAAGGCTATACTCCAGAAGAGCTCTCTCATGCGGTAGGCTGGTATAACGACCGCTACTATTACATCTTCTTCGGAAGTGACAGTAGCGTATACAACACCAAAGGGTTTGCCTGCTACATGCCAACAAAGCTGTGGACGGAGATAACAGACTGGAACGTTCAGTGTGTATCCAAGTGGACAGGCGGGACAGATAGTAGTGAGATCTATACAGGCTCTGATTTTGGCTTTATCAACAAGCTCTTCGATGGTGAGGAAGATCTTGATGATGATGTCACAAACGCAACCTCTCAAATCACAAGCCGGCTCCGTGCGATTGACTATGATTTCGGGAAACCTCACGTTGACAAGTATATCAACTGGATCATCTTCCATGCGAAGAACCTCTCAAGCGATCCATCTCGTAAATCTCTCTTGACCGTTACTCCTTATTACGACCAGATCCCAACGACCCCGCTTGATGACGAAGAGATCCGGCTCTCTACCTATAAGAAATATGACTTATGCCAAGATCCCGGCGTTAACGGCACACTCGTTGGTTTCTCTATCGATGGCAAGAAACGGCACGCTATCAAGGAGCTCACACTAGATATTAACGATCAAGGGTTCAGGCCCGATCAGGAATAGCCATGGGACATGAAAAACTACCTCAAGATTATGAGCCCGGAGCGATCCAGAAGGTAATCGAACGGCTTAAGATGTCGATTACCGGGTCGGAGCTCAAACGAACGAAAGATCTCTATGACACCAGTCAAGAGCTCAAGAAGCAGATAGCTGATCTTGAGAAACAGCTGACTGAGAAGATACAAACGCTCGGTGATGAGCGGGCTCCTACTCAGGTCAATCTACCCGTTCCTCAAAACCTCAAGGTATGGGAGATGGGCACGTGGGGCTGGGCAACTGTCGATCCCTTTATGCGGTGGAAGTATATCGGCAAGATCCAAGGATATGAGTTCTACGGGTCGCAGAATGAAGGGTTCACACCACAGTCAGACCCCTACCTCCAGTCTGGCTATCATTACGGAACGGGTACTGCTGGCTCTCCAGATACCTATCTAAAGACAGAGGATACTGGAACACCAGCCAATACGCATGTTCTTGATACCCGGTTGATCCAAGTAACCCTTGACAAACAGCAGTACGAAGGCAACGACGAAGGTGGGATCTACTACAAACTCACCCTTGAGAACACCACACAAGGCACCAGCGGCCCGATCGCAGCTCTTGCCTACCGCCCCTCCGACAAAAAGCATCAGATCAAGGCAACTGGCGTCACATGGGTAGAAGGCGATAAGTGGGTCATCAAGAACTATCCATCGAACAAGCTATTTAACATAGGCGCTCTCAGCACATTCAACAAGCGAGCTGGGAACTTCTATGTTGTTGCCCGGTCAATCGGCAAGGGCAATGCTGCGTCAGCCTTCACCTTAGAGGTGACAAGCGAAGGGCCGACCAGCTCAGAGGATCTCACAACTCCTACGATTGTTGAGCCTATCCATACGGATGGGACAACCTGCCCACTTAATGCCAGCGGCCAACCTGAATATGGTGGTGCTGGAGGAGCTGTAGTTCCGTGGACTTCTATCGTTGCAGGCACTCGTGAGACCGATCACTTTAACTGGTTCGGCATAGAGTGGTGCAACGTAGAGATAGTCTACAACACGATTGACGAGGATGACGGGACAGCCGACATATTCTACCGGGTTAAACGAACCGGTGTAACTGTTGACGATGTTGTTGACGAAGAAACGGGGCTTGATTAATGGCTGAAAAGAAAAAGAAGTTTTACAGGTTGCGGTCAAACTCTCTCCACACCTTTAACGTAAAGGCGTGGAGTTCCAGCGCTGTAAGTGACTGGTCGGCAGACATCCCAATTCTGACATCGGATATTCTTCCTATTGCATGGCCTCGTACAGCTGAGATTAAAGCCAAGCCGCTTTTCTTCACCCGTTGTATCCGTGTGACGTGGACACCTCTTTTAGGCTATCCTCTTCGGTTCAGCCACTACGTTCTCTTCCGCAAGGATACAACTGAAGGGATTGTTGCCCCTACAAGCGAAGAACTCGCAGCTTCTGGTCAGGCTATTATAGACGGCACACTAGAGGACAATGAGCATTTTGTCAAAGAGACCGGCAAACTCTCTCTCTACGTTGACCGGGTTAAGTTCGACTCTGACGACGACACAGATAACGGTGTCCTAGAAGAGCACCAGTACCACTACTGGGTATGGGGTGTGGACAATAATGGCCAGCTATCTTACATGTCTGGTTTAGGGAAAGGCTACCTTGGCCCTGACAACGCAGAGTTTGGCAAGCCTAATCAGCCTTTGATTGTTCCAGCTTGGATGACGACAGAAGTTCACGAACGCAACGCATGGTGGTGTGATGTAAACGTTGTATGGTACTGTATAGATGGAGCTGAAGGCTACTGGGTACAAAGGAAGCTAAAGACCCGGGCTCTCTGGGGCCTCCCTGTCTGGGTAGAACATGATCCTGACGGTTCTTACGGTGGTGACTTACAGCAGGTGACGCTCAACAACTTCCTGTGCAACACAGACTATGAGTTCAGGGTAAAGGCTGTCAACGTTCCTGTCAGGCTTGTCTCAGACATAAGCGAAGTTGGCTCGTATACGACTGATAAAGATCCTTACCCTCCAGACGAGATTGAAGACGTTGATGCCAAACGACTACGGCAAAACCTCATAACCAGAGGGGAGTATATCAAGCTTACATGGAGCTGGCCAGAAGCTGCTATCATGCAGCAGCAGATTGACTACTACCGGATATACAAGTATGAGGGTACGGATGCTGCCGCTATTACTTATCTTGCTTATATCAATCTAGCACAAGATAGTCCTCTTAAGGCTCCTCCCTACACAGAAACGAAAAAGTTTGGTGGCACACATTTCGTAGATGATGACATAGAGGAGCTTGTTGCTGGGAAGGCGGCAGGGTCACAATCATTCTTCTGGAACGGAGAGTATGGATCGCACACACCGAACGATCTCTTAACAGCATATATAGATACTGATCTCAACACAGAGGTAGGGACTCTTGTAACCAATGCGTTTGTAAACTCAGCATATGCTTATGATGGAACCTACTCGCTGGATTGCTACCAGCAAAGCAGCCGGTTACGTTGGGCAAACCATGATCTCGATGGGGATGAAGGATATTTAAGCTTACGGTACTATCCAGTCGATAATGTCCATACACAAACGACATGCAGGATTTTTGCAGCAACAGAGGGAGTGAACCAGAACGGTGTGGTAATAGAACTAAGGTCTGGCAAGCTTTGGCTCCAGCACAGAGGAGCTGGCACTTTCAAAGAAACAGAGCACACAAAGACATGGGATTCGAGCGATAAAGGTAGTTGGCATCACATCGAGGCCCGGTGGAAGAAGGAAGATGACATCCTAGATGTAAAGGTGGATGATGGTGACTGGGTATCGTCAATAGATGCCGATGCCTTAACCTCTTTTGATGCAACAGTAGCTGATATAGGGATGGGACCCTCAGGTTTACAGCCCTCTACCAGCACCAGACAAAGATACGATCGCTTAATCGTCAGTCCTGATTTTGATTACCCGGAGATCCCAGACATTTACTACCACTACTGGGTAACAGCTGTAGATATCGACAATCAGGAGAGTGCCGCAACAATGGTAGAGAGCTACGACAAGGTAAGCTTTGGACCGCCGGATGCTCCTGTTCTCGTTACTCCCCTTGTTAATACAGACCCCGGGTTTAACATGGTCCTCAAGCTTGGCTGGTCACTCTTCACCGTCCGTATGATATGGAAGGAGGTAGATGAGGCTACGTACTATCAGGTGAAAGTCAGGCTTCAACTGCCTAATCGTAGCAATCCGGGTCCGTGGATGTATTCAGCCCGTATACCACAAGCAAGGATCGACACAACTGAAGGCAACAATCCGTTCTTTGTCTATCCGTTTCCTCTTCGTGGTGACACAGAACTTGAATGGGCTGTAAGAGCTGGCAATCTGGCAGGCTGGTCAGAGTCAGATCCGGTGGGTCCGATGACTATCCTATACGATACAACAAAACCCTCTAAGCCAGCTACTCCTACTGGCAGGTGTTATGGGATCAACCGACTGTTTGGTGATCCTCTCTGGATGTCAGTCGTTCTCAAGTGGACACCAAACGCCAACTATGAAGGGATAGACTGCTACCAAGTGTTTGAAGATGAGGTACTGGTTGGAACACAGCCACATATGGAGTTAAGGGCGGCTACTAACATCAAGCAAGTTTATACTCACTTCGGAGCAGCAGCTGGAGCTTCGCATCAGTACAGGGTGACAGCTATGGGAAAGGACAAGGTACCGGGACCCCCATCTGACAACGTAACGATCAACTTTCAAGAATGGTGGAAGATGTAATATGCGTATAACTAACGACTCTCTATATAGCGACGGTGATTACGTTCTCATATCTCAAAATGCTGAGCAGGACGAAACTACTCTCATCTGGACCAGTCCTGACAACACAAAAGACAGCTATCTCATCGAAATGATTGACAGCGCTTCTGATAAGGGATATGTTTCTATCAAGCGGGCAGATGCGACAGCTGGCAATATCACATGGACAGAGATCGTCCGGGTAAACTTTGATGGTACGATGATACTCCACGAGCAATCAGCTTCCATCGCAGCCGCAGCAGCAAACGCTCTCAAGCTCTTTGCAAAAGATTATAATGGCAGATCCGTTCTCACTAAACGGGATGATACCGACGAGTCCAACATACTAGAAGGCAAAGGGCTGACCCGTGTGTGGAGGCAGGATAGCGAACCAGCTGATGCTAAAATGTGGGATATATGGATCGATACCAGTGATCCCTCATCTGTATGGGATGACCTGAGAATAGTTCCGGGAGCTTTTAGCTTCTCCGGCACATCAGATCCGGTCCTTGGCACATGGCAGCCGGGAGGATCCGGCACCACTATGAGAGTCTGGCAGTTCAAACAAAACGATCAGGTGTTTTTTACCTGCCAGCTTCCTCACTCTTATAAGCAAGGGACAGATCTTGAAGCGCATGTCCATTGGACTCCACGGCAGAGAGGAGTAACTGAAAGCGGTAAAACCGTTCACTGGGAACTTGACTATTCTTGGGCGGACATAAATGGAGCCTTTGGTGTGGCTGCTAATATCGATCTGCACGATACCGTTGATGGGACAGATGACAAGCATCAAGTAGCTGGCAGCACCACTATCTCCGCCTCTGGTAACATGATCAGTTCCATGCTCATCTGCCGACTATGGCGGAACAGCACAGACTCATGGGCGGGAGCTTCAAATGCTAACAGTCCAGTTGTCCTTGAGTTCGACCTACATTTTGAGATTGACATAGCAGGCTCCAGAGAAGAGTATGTGAAGTAATCGTTAACCTATAACAAGGAGGCTTTATGGCAGGACACAATCCAAGCTTTGTCATGAAAGACAGAACGATAGATTTTGAGGAGGATATAAGCCGGCATTGTAGTGGTAGGATAACACCTCACGATGCTGAATTGCTTTATAAGACAGCGATGGATATCAAGCCAAAAACTATTCTTGAAATCGGCTGTATGGATGGTTGTTCAAGTATGCTTTTTGGTATGATAGCCCAGCTGACAGAGGGAAAGGTTCAGAGCATCGAGCCCATACAGAAGAAGAACTGGCTTGATAATATAGCAAGGCATAACCTTCAGGATTACGTCGAGATGTTTATTGGGCGTTCCCCGTGGATCCCTATAGAAAAGATCAACAAGCCTATCGATTATCTCTTCATCGACGGAGATCACCGGACTAGATGGGCAATAGTAGACTATCATTACTGGTGTGAGTATGTCAGGATCGGCGGCATGATTGCTTTCCATGACTGGGGGGATCCACGTCCTTATCCGGGAGATTGCGTAAGGGAAGCAGTTGAGATTATCTTACGTGATGACTCAGAAATGCTTAAGAAGGCAGGGGAGTCTAAAAACAGGAGAGGAACTATCGTTTTCGAGAAAATATCGAACAAGAGGAAACATGTATGAAAGAAGATCCACGGTTAGATAAGCTGGGTATCCTGATAACTTCTCACCCTAAGCAACAGAAGTTCTGGAAGTATGGTTTGGGGTCATGGGAAGGGTGTCCGCTCTTCCTGCTGATGGGGTACGACGATGAGAACACTGACGAACTCCCTCTCGACCAGATTATGCCGCCTGTAAACGAGATGTTCGTAACTGGCCGGCCGAAAGGCCATATAGGTCATTTTAAGGGTGAGCTGGTACAGATGAGACAGGGCGGGCTGCTCTTGCAGGAGAAAGGCTTCGAGTATATCTTTAAGACAGCTGCTGATACTGAATGGTGGAGATGGAGAAACCTTCAGAAGATGTGGAGGGAACTAGGTGATAACGATTTCATCTATAAAGGGACAACCGTGCTCTTCGGACGTCTGGATGCTTTTAACAAATGCATGGAGCTGTGGGACAAAAGGCCGAAATGTGGAGGGGCGGAGCTTTACTTTAATAGTCAGGTAAGAACGCTTGGGATAAAATACGACATAAGAGGTGACTCTTTCTGGCAGCCCTTTTTGGGGAGATCTCACACTCAAGGAGAGTATGCCCTAAACAATGATATAAACGTTACAAACACGTGGACGGTGGGCCAAGTGTGGGGGGAGGACTATAAGCATAAGGACATTAGTAGTCTGGCAAAACAAAAGTCCTCTACCCTAATATTAGAGGCAGCAGGCAGAAGAAAAGACGACGTAAGAAAGATCAAAGAGCTGGGGAAGTGGTATCAGACTATTCATTTAGACGATGAGCTAAGCACTCCCGGCGCAAAGAACTTTGGTGAGCCGACATGGGAAATGATGGAGCCGTTTCTCCCGGACGTAAAAGGGAAGTGGGTTCTTGATATCGGTTGTAATGCAGGATGCTTCTCCTTCCATCTGTGTCGGAAAGGCGCAAAGAGTGTGTTAGGAATAGATGCTAGTGAACGATATCTTGCGCAGGCCCGTTTTGTGAAAGAGTATCTTGAGCAGAAAGAGGGACGGGAGTATCCGGTTGAGTTCTCGCAAGTCAAGCTTCAGTTTGAGAAGGAGCCTAATATTCTTGACCATATCCAGCACAGCTTTCCCGTTGTCTTTCTCAGTGCTTTCATTCATCATGTGAAACCGGTAGAGAAAGTAGCTGAAAAACTGTTTGGCCTTGCTACCCAATCGCTTGTTGCGTGGCTGGTTGTGGACAAAAATCGGACAGATCTGGCATTTATCAAACTGGCTGGCAACTTGGGCTGGAAGGTTGCTCACGACGGGTCATCACCGAAGCGAAAAAGATATTGTATGGTGTATGAAAAAGTCAGGTAGATCTTTTAGGCTGATGGAAAACCACCTTGAGATAACAGGCGCTTGTGATCCATTAAGCTGGGGCGATGTTTGGAGAAAGGTAAAGAGAATAGAGAGAGGCAAAGAACTCAAGATGTGCTCACACGTAGATCCTTTTTTGGCAATTAATATAAACCTGAGAACGAAGCGGGACGATGCAAGGATTTTGAGAAATCTGGATAATCGCTACTATAAAGGGGCAGCGTTAGGCCAGCTGTTTCAGAAGTTGTTTGCAAGCATAAAGAAAGAGGGAGTGTTGACCCCGGTATGGGCTTATACCTTGCCAGAGGATCATGAGTATTGGAGGAAGAGGAAGAAACAGTATAACCCCAAAGCTTATGTGGTTGAAGACGGCAGGCATCGAACGGTAGTTTGCCAGTTCTGGGACATCCTAGTGCCGGCGTTTATCTTAGTAGCTCAATAAATCGAGAGGAGGAAAAAGTATGAAAGTAGCGTTCTTTGGACCGTGGATCGGTGAGTTTGGCTGGGAGTTAATGACATGGCAGGCATGGTGCAGGAAGAAGTCTCGTGAGTTTGATAAGTCCTACGTTTGCTCCTTTCCTGACATGGAGCCACTCTACAAGGACTTCGCTGAGTTCATCCCTCATGACCACGAAGGCCGAGCTCTTGACTGGCATAAGGTCGAGAATATGGAGAAGTGTAAATATGAGGTACCTGACGACGTGACAGATAAGTTCTTGCCTCCGAAGAAGTATGTGGTTGATGGTGAGTTTATCAAGTTTGGCGATCGGTCTGGCAAACGTCATCCATACGAATATCTTATTCATGCTCGTGGCATAGGTAGAGGAGGGAAAGATTACCCTCTCGATCTATGGAAGAAGATTGTATCAGGTCTACCACCGGGCAAAGTAGCGTCAGTTGGCACACTAAGAGACCACCATATCGAGGACACGGTAGATCTTCGGACGGTTGATCTCGACAATCTCATGTTTTATCTGTCAGGAGCTACCTGTGTAATCGGGCAATCGTCCGGCGTTATGCATCTCGCTACTCTTTGCTGTGCTCCTATCGTTGTCTGGGGGGATCCCAAGACATACTTTAACGAAACTCTTGACACTCGTTACAGGAAAACGTGGAACCCGTTTAAGACGCCTGTAAAATTTATCCCTGACGATAACTGGAAGCCGGATCCTCAACGGGTTGTTGATAGTGTGCTTTCTAAAGCTCTCCCGGTACCTGCACCAGTGAAACTCGAAAAGGTGGGAGATTATCCTCCGCAAGAGATCAAAGACAGGGTGATGGCTGCGGTAGATTCGGGTAGATATCTCATGACTATATCGTATAAGAATGGGGCTGGCTTAGAACACTTTACAATTACAAAAAACTTTCAAGCTGATGACATTCTCCCATCTATGGACGAAGTAATTAAACAGCTCAAAACTAAGCACCTTGGCTCTCAGAAACCAAAGAAAGTAGAGGTAGCTTCATGGCGATGACAAAGGTAGAGTTTCATAGTGGGCTGGCTGTAGGCGACACGCTTATGGTGACATGTGCGATAAGAGATCTTAAAACATCATACCCAGACAAGTATCTGATCCGGGTAAAGACGCTTGCCCCTCACATATGGGACAATAACCCAAATCTGTCTGAGTTTGATGATCCCGACATGGTTGTTGAGCTCGGTCCTAAACGGTTTGTACAAGGCTCCCAGACACGTGGTTTACATTATGCAAACGCTTTCAGAGAGTCGATGGAGCATAATCTGAATATCCCTATCCGGCAGGGACATATCAAGCCGGATCTTTATTTAAGCGAAGAGGAGAAGGCAGATAAGATCGTAGATGGCCACTACTGGATTATTGTAGCTGGCGGCAAGCCTGATTTCGGGACAAAGATATGGCCGCCAGAATACTGGCAGGAGGTTATCGATGCTTGTCCTGAAATCACGTTCGTTCAATTAGGAGAGTCTAAGCATAATCACCCGGTTCTAAAAGGTGACAACGTTATCAACCTTATAGGAACAACCGAAGATCCAGAGACAGGACTCCGTGACCTATTTAAACTGTTCTACCACTGTGATGGCTCTCTCGGTCTAGTCTCGATGCAGATGCATCTAGCAGCCGCATTTGACAAGGCGTGCGTTGTTGTAGCTGGAGCTAGAGAACCAGCCTCCTTTGAGCAATATAATCATCACCGGTACCTTCACCTTCAAGGCTCCCTCCGGTGCAAGAACGACTGTGAGAATTGCAAGAGTTATTCTACAGGCAAGGATCAGAAAGGGAAGAAACGTCATCTTTGTTCTGGTCAGGATGTTCAGACAGACTACTGGAAAGATGCCAAACTCTGCCCAGACTACGACCCTATCGACCCAGCCAAGCTTTATATCAGAGCCTGCTGGAAATCAAAGCTTGAGGATTGTACGAACCTTGTTGAGCGGTTTGGCAAACCCTATCCTAAGTGTATCACGATGATCCAGCCGGATGACGTGGTAGGAGCTATCAACTCATACTATGAAGGTGGAGCATTACGTGTAGGCAAGGAGCAGACCAAGGTTGTCAGGGTAGCTCCTCCAGTTCTCGACCACGCTCCTTTCCCTGTCCCTACTGACAAGCCGATCTTTAAGATGGTATGTAATGCCCATGCCTATATAGGTGGGGAGAGATCCGTTGCGTGGATCATGAATGCTATGGAGCGAGAAGGCTATCACGTTCAGCTTGTTCCGACAAAGGGAGTATGTGAAGAGTTCAGGCGGAATATCCCCTCTTCTGTTGAGATAACTGACGCCCTGACTGACCCTTGTGATATCATTATGATCTACGCTAATGACATGATCTGGAATTTTGAGCGGGAAGAATATAAGATCATGGAGAAGGTACAGGCAGACAAGAAGATCCTCATGCTCAATTTCAAGCTTGGTGGGGCTGGCAAAGCAGAGTGGACGAAACACTGGGATCTCTACGGGTTTCTCTGCTCGACTATGCGAGATGACTTTCTCAAACGAGTACCAGACGCAAACTGTTTCGTCCTCCCACCAGCTGTTGACATCGAACCGTTCTTGGCTGAGAGTATCAACTATAACCGGACGCTCCACCTTGTTCGTCACAGCTCACAAGGAGACCGGAAGTATTCAGAAGATACAAATGACCTGATAGGGGAGATCAAACAGAAGTCTCCTTCAACTATCTTTTCGTTTATGCCAGCTCCCTCATTCTTAAACGGTACTCAGAAAGTTCACAAGTTCAGCGTTAATCAGCTGTCCGTCATCGACTTCCTCAAGCGTGGTACGTGTTTCTGGTACAGGTTGCCAGATGGGTATACTGATCAAGGTCCTCGCACGATCGTTGAGGCAATGGCAATCGGCCTACCAGTAATAGCTGACAACCGATGGGGAGCGAAAGATAGAGTGACAGATAGTACCGGGTGGCTGTGTGACTCAACGGCTGAATACGTTGATGTCATCGGCACGCTCAACCATCATATCTTACATGAGAAAGGACTTGCTGCAAAAGAGTGGGCAAGCAAAGAGTTTGACCCAAACAACTGGGTAGAAGTGATTAAAGGGTAAGCATACCTGAGCAAATAGGTTAAATCAGCCCTTGTTACTGTGCGCACAGGGGGAACGATAACAAGAAACCGTATCGTATCTTTCTTCAGTAGCAAGGGTTTCTTGCGTATTTAGGAGCAACAAGTGGCAAACAGCTGGGATACAATACCTCCAACAAGCACAAGTTTAGAATGCGATGAAAGCCAGATCGCAAAGTATGAGGCGAAAAGGTACTATAGACCAGATCCGTCTTTCGACCCTGAAGCTATTATAGCGGCAGGTGGAGATTGGGTAAAGGAACTAAACGATAACTATCTAATTAGCGAAGAGGTTGTCTCTTATAGCTACATCACAAACATAAAAGTTAAGAAGGTTAAAGATGAAGACTTAAGCAAACGAACTCCGAGTTCTCTGTTTATAAAAAAAGCAGCAGGTATTGGTTCTCAACAAGCATGGGAAGGTAGGTTTTGGGGCGCTCCAGTACAACACAAGATTGGTGGTGAGTGGTATCAGGTTAATTTTGCTACAATTACAAAAGATGCTTGGAATGCACAGGTCGGAGAAGATAAGCAGATAACAAGTATTATACTGAGCGTTGGGGCTTCTTCGGCATTCGAGTCAGACTCAGGTGGAGATGGTGCAACACATTACTCAGTTTGGTCTGTGAGCCCTTTGGTATGGTTTGGAAAACATTGTCAGGCTACAAACGTAGCTGTCTATGATATAGATTACATCGGTGTTGGGAGTAGTTGGCAGTTCCTGTACGGCGTTGTCTATAACGTAAATGTAAGGAGAGGATTTATTCCTTTCGACACTTCTACTTTGCCAGCAGATATTACGATAGATTCCGCAACAATTCGGCTAAGAATATATGGCTCTTCTGGTTCACCAAAAGATATAGGATTAGTTCAAACAACACAGGTTGACCCAGAAGCTTTAGCTGCTGCCGACCATCAAAAATGTGGTTCATGCCCTTCCCCCCCGACAGAGGGAGCATCAAGGATACAAGCTCCGTCAAGTGGCTATAATACCTTTACCCTAAACTCAACAGGAGAAGGATGGATAGTTCACGATGAAGTAAATTTTTCACGTTTTGGGGTCAGAGGTAGTCATGACATGGATGACAGCTCTGGTGGCACCCTTCACAACGAACTTGTGACATTCTATTCTGCTAATTACGCAACAGCAGCTTACAGACCTCTTCTAACAGTAGAGTATACAGAGGGTGAGTCCTCTTCTTCAAGCTCTTCATCTTCCTCAATATCATCGAGCAGCAGTATATCTTCATCGTCCTCCTCTTCTTCAATTTCCAGCAGCTCATCGTCCAGTTCAGTCTCGTCCTCTTCCTCAAGCAGTAGCATGTCATCCTCATCGTCCAGCTCTTCGATAAGTAGCTCATCGTCCTCGTCGTCGATCAGCAGTAGTTCCTCCTCATCCAGTATTTCGTCATCAAGCAGTTCGTCGTCGATCAGCTCGTCATCGTCAAGCAGTAGTATTTCTTCGTCGAGCTCTTCGTCATCTAGCAGCATATCATCCAGCTCCTCATCTTCATCAAGTTCAATATCGTCCAGCAGTAGCAGCTCGTCAATCTCAAGCTCTTCCTCATCTTCCTCGATCAGTAGCAGTAGTAGCTCTTCTTCCATCAGCAGTTCATCGTCCAGTAGCTCCATATCCTCGTCGTCATCATCGAGCAGTATCTCCTCATCATCGTCATCAAGCAGCATTAGTTCATCAAGTTCCAGTAGCTCTATATCAAGCAGCTCGTCATCAAGCAGTATATCGTCGTCGTCCTCGTCGAGTTCAATATCCTCTTCCTCAAGCAGCTCGTCAATCTCAAGCTCTTCATCCAGTAGCTCGATTAGCAGTAGTTCATCCAGCAGTAGCATATCATCCTCGTCATCGAGCTCGTCGATCTCGTCGTCCAGCAGTTCTTCGTCGATCAGCAGCTCATCCAGCTCCAGCTCAATATCGTCGAGTAGCAGTAGTTCCTCGATCAGCTCGTCAAGCTCTTCGTCGTCAATCAGTAGTTCCAGCTCGTCAAGCTCAATTAGCTCCTCGTCGTCCAGCTCGTCAATATCGTCCAGCAGCAGCTCATCATCGATCAGCAGCAGCTCGTCGTCGTCGAGTATTTCTTCATCCAGTAGTTCCTCGTCGATCAGCTCGTCGAGTAGCAGTTCTTCGATCAGCAGCAGCAGCAGCTCGTCCAGTATTAGCTCCTCGTCCAGTAGCTCGTCCATCAGCTCCTCATCATCCAGCTCCTCAATTAGCAGCAGCTCGTCCAGCTCTTCGTCGTCTATTAGCTCGTCCAGCAGCAGTAGTTCCATATCTTCTTCGTCGAGCTCTTCCTCCTCCAGTATTAGCTCGTCCAGCTCCAGCAGTAGTATTTCCTCCTCTTCAAGCAGCAGCAGTATATCGTCCAGCTCATCGTCATCATCGTCCAGTATCAGCAGCTCCTCGTCGAGCAGCAGTATATCGTCATCATCATCATCATCCAGTAGCAGCATTTCTTCATCCTCCTCATCCTCGTCGATCAGTAGTTCGTCCTCATCCAGTTCAATCAGCTCAAGCTCATCGTCGAGCTCTATCAGCAGCTCGTCATCGTCATCATCATCATCGATCAGTTCGAGCAGCAGCAGTTCATCGTCATCATCCAGCAGTAGTATTTCAAGCTCCTCATCTTCCAGCTCAATATCCTCCTCCTCGTCCAGTAGTAGCTCATCGATCTCTATGGGTGAGGCGCTTTATATTATCCACGTTCAACATAAAGAGGAGGCAAAAGTTGCTCTTTGCTATCAAAGCGACGATAATGTAACGGTATCCCTTGAGGAGGAGATAACCGCTAAACCTACATATGAAGAGGAGGGCCCTATGCAAATAGACTATGAAGAAGAGGTTAACTCAAAGATGAAGTTTGAGGAAGATCTCACAATAACCGCAACATACGAAGAAGAGATAAACGTTCAACCAGAATATTATGACAGCTAAGGAGGTGAGTTATGGCCAGTCCAAGGTTTGCAGCAGGTACGATTATCAGGATATCAGCAGAGATTACAGATTATGATGACACACTTATGGATCCATCGGAGGTCCCAGAAGTTTCAGTCCTAAAAGACGGAGCTGACGTTCAGGCTTACACAGCTATGACAAAAGATGATGTTGGCAAATACTACTACAGGTGGCAGTCAACCACAGCTATGGATGTCGGCAAGTATGCAACCAAGATTAAGGTCGTGAATAGTGGGCGCACGTCAATCAACCACGACGAAAGAGCCCTTTACCTATACTAAGAGGATATTATGGCAAACGATTTTAGTACCGATCCACAATGCGTATCTGTCTGGACGTTTAACGGGCAGAATATGGATGATGATCGAGGTGGAAACGATCTAACGGAGAATGGGGTACCTACCTATGACGGGTCTGATAAGCAGGAAGGGGCTTACAGCGTTGATCTGGAGAGCGGGACTGGCCAGTGGGGGGAGATAGCAGATGGAAGCCTTGATGCTGATACTCCCGGGAAGGATGGGAATGACCCCCAGTCTTTTACGATTTGCGGATGGTTTAAGGCAGAAAGCTTTCCTTGGCAGTCTTGTATCCTTTCTAAATGGGGAGGGGGATCAGGTAATCGAACGTGGTCTCTAAATGTTCTGGGTACAGGTTATCCACGCTTTATGGTTGGGTATGATGGAGGAGATAGCGACTACAATACCAACCATGACGTACAGTGTAATACAGGCCAATGGTATCATCTTGCAGGCGCCTTTAATCATAACACAAACGAGACAAAGATACGTTTGTGGACAGGTGTTTCAGCAACCACAGTCACAGGGGATCTTGGTGTAGAAACCTTTTCTCCTACAGCAGAGGAAGTTACTCTCGGCAAGTTTGGAGCAGGAAACTTTTACGATGGGTTGCTTGATGAAGTTGTCCTGTTCAGACGATATCTCCAAGACGATGAGATTGATGCTATAAGAGGAGGGACATACTCTGGTGGATCCAGCTCATCCTCCTCCAGCTCAAGCAGCTCAATTTCCAGTAGTAGCATATCTTCATCGAGCAGCAGTATATCATCGTCCAGTAGCTCTTCGTCGTCTTCAATTTCATCGAGCTCGATATCTTCCTCTTCTTCGTCAATTAGCTCATCATCGTCCTCAATCAGCTCATCCTCATCTTCCTTCCCCGGTGCTGTATATGAGGAGTTTATAACTGGTGAAGATGAAGGCTGGCGAACCAGAGAGCATACATGGAGAGCCCAGACGTTCACACCTTCTGCCACTCATGTCATTAACCGGGTCAATTTAAAGCTCCTTAGAAGCGGGCTTCCCGGAACAGTAACGGCAAGCATAAGGGCGACAGACTCAGATGGGCTACCGACGGGAAGCGATCTTTGTTCTGGCACCTTTGACGGAGACGAAATTACAACAGATGCAGCTGGTGACTGGTACAGCTTTGACTTCGGAGCAGGCACGTATCTCTACGCATCTACTCTCTATGCAATAGTGTTCAGGGCTCCAGATGGCGGGCCGGAAAATTTTGTAAGGTGGCTGGTAGATCTAGCTGGTGGGTATGCTGATGGGAAGGTCTGCTACAGTGCCAACTCTGGAGTGGGATGGAGCGGTCCAACGCTTCAAGACTTCCTTTTTCAAGACATAGGGTGGGACTCATCCTCATCCAGCTCCTCGTCCTCTAGCTCTTCAATTTCAAGCTCATCGAGTAGTAGTTCGTCTAGCAGCTCAATTTCATCCTCATCTTCATCCATATCTTCATCCTCGATCTCATCCTCATCAATCAGCTCAAGCTCAATCAGCCTAGCTGACGTTGCCTTTGACGAACACTTTGAGGCAGATCCGGGATATGACGAGACATGGAGTGAGGGAGAGACGGTTAATACTGGCTGCACGCTAGACGAAGATCAGGCTTCTGCTGGTGTAGCTGGTTCTCCTACAGACTGGCAGGTTCAGTGCCTTAAGGTATATACCGATGGAGATGCTACTCGTTACGCTTATGTTGAACACATCTTTGATCGTCCGATATCTACCTCTCACTTCCGGTTTGATGTCATTCTTGAGGCAGAAACACTCTCAGATGGCGAGACGATCAATATCTTCAAGTGCTTTGATACGGACGGGAACATACTCTGGTCGTCAAGCATCGATCAGCAATCAAGCATCCTCCGCCTCAAGAACTCTATCTATTACGATGGATCAGAGTCTGCTTACGCTTTCTCACCTATCTCTGTGGATACCCGGTATGTCATTGAGGTGGAATGGGATACTGTCCTTGATGTCTGGGGACTGAGGGTAAACGGAACGCTTATTGAGTCTGGCAGCTTGTTTATCCCGGCAACCACACGGTCGCTAAGGAAGATCCGGGTAGGTGCAGGAGATACAGCAACGTTTGGGGCAACGGCTACTTTCTATATCGACAACGTACTGCTAACCCAGTCCGATTTTAACTACTCCTCCTCGTCCTCATCATCGATCTCAAGTTCCAGCAGCAGCAGTTCAGAATCCAGTTCTGTTTCCTCCAGTTCCAGCTCGTCAAGTATTTCGTCGTCATCATCGTCGATATCCTCGGTGAGTAGCTCGTCATCAACAAGCTCCTCATCCAGTAGCATATCGTCAAGCAGCAGTTCTTCAAGTAGCAGTATATCGAGCTCCTCGTCATCTATCTCGTCGTCATCCAGCTCGATTTCATCAAGCTCGATCAGTAGTAGCAGCTCTTCGATCTCGTCATCGTCAATTTCGTCCTCGTCGATCTCGTCGTCATCAATATCATCGTCATCCTCTTCGATCTCATCCTCGTCTTCATCTTTGTCGAGCTCGTATTCGATGGCCTTAACCTATAAAGTCTGGATACTTACGCCAGCAGGATGGGCAAATGTGGCCTCGGTATAGACGACAGAAATTTGACATAGGCAGGGGGACACTATATAATGTGGGCAACCGATATAAGGCACTACACATAGTATGCTATGGACTACGAAAAAGATTGCAAGCGGTGTGGGAAATGTTGTACCCCGGGCTTTCTGTTTAAAGAAGAGTTTGTCAGGCTGAAAAGCTTGAGATGTATCTACTTAGGAGAGGACAATCTATGCAAGATTTACGAGAATAGAAAACAGGTTGTGGGCTGTTTTAGCCCGTGGGAATTCCCAGAAGGATGGATGCCAGATGACTGTGCTTTTGGTGGAAGCACAAGAGAGATAAGCGGAGATGAAGAAGAAGAGTTTATCACGACTCCATCATGGGAGCTAATTGTCATGTTTAAGACAGGACTTTTTAAATGGAGGTAACGTTATGGGATTTGGATTAATAACAGCAGGATTAACGGCAGCAGCTTCAGGAGCAGCTTCAGGTGCAGCTGGTGGCATGTTGGGGAAAAAGAAACCACCTAAGCCGGAATATATGGAGGAGCAGAAGCCATTTATGCGAGCATCTCAGGCTACGATCCCTCTTTACCTTCAGACAATGACAGGTGGGATGCCTGATTATCTCAGACGGTATTTGATGCAGACTCAAGGGGTTTTGCAACAGCAGATGGGACAAGGTGCTCAGGACTATCTCAGGCAGGTGGGTATGAGAGGGATGGATTTCGGACCGGCAGCACAAGCTGGACTCTCCAATATCTACTCTGCGGCTATCCCGGCATTAGCACAGGGGCTGACTCAGACCCGTTCCGGTATCATGGGGCAGGCAATGAAGGGAATGCAGCAGTGGTCGATGATGAAGCCTCATGGTATGACAGATCCTAAGCAGCCTTCAGTGGGTAAACATGCCGCAGCTGGGGCATTACAGGGATTTGGTAGGGGATTAGGATCTCCGGCTCAAGCCAAACAACCGTTAGCTGGCAGAGCGCCAAACGTACAAGCTCCTCCCCAACAAGCACCACTTGCTCAAAACACTACTCTTGGCGGAGGTCAGCAATTTAATCCGGCATTGCTCAAGGGAATTTTGGGCGGGGGATAGGAGGGGATCGTATGAAAGTGGCGCTAGACATCGGACACATGGGCAAGAAAAGCCGGCCAGACGACAGAGGAGCGGAATACAACAGCTACGTCGAAGCAGACTTTGCTCTCGAATACGCTGTGATCGCTCGTAAGCTTTTAGAAGCAGCTGGCCACCAAACCTTTCTCCTCGCTCATGACAATTATATCGCACGACATGCTTTCTGTAACAGTGTCAAGGTGGATCTCCACATACAATGCCATGTCAATTCACCAGATGGCAGGTATGCCCTTATCCTTCATAGCGAGGATGCAGGAGATAGCTGTATAACGTTCACAGAGATCATGTCACATCAGCTCAAAAAATGGTTAGGTTCCACAATATCGAAAGTGGACGTACTTCCGATCAAGGGAGATGACAAACGGTTCATCTGCCTGAACCCGGGCAGCCCATCGATCGTTCTGGAGCCTTTGTTTCTTAAAAACGATGCACACCTAAAACTTATACTTCATGAAGAGGGACTCGTTGTGATAGGGAAGGCGGTTGCCGAAGCTATTGAGGAATGGAGTAGGGGAGGAGGATAACGGTGGAACATGGAGATATAATGCTTGCTGTTGTTGGCACGTTTGTTTGCACGCTGCTCGGGAAAATCATCTTTGACTGGCTAAGTAATGGCAAGGGTAAAAAGGTTGCAGTGAGACAGTGTAAAGACTGCTCGGAGTTTAGGATAATGGCAAACAAGATAGACTGGTTAACAGATTGGCACAAGAAGACGGATGCTGACGGTACGCCTCTTGGGTATACGCCTAAAACAGAGATTGTCAAGTTGCAAGAACAGGCAGCGGAGAGTAATACCGTTCTGAAGCAGATCCTTGAGCAGCTTAAGCTAAACTATAAGGTGTTCTCAAAGGGATGAGGTCAAGTAGCCGCAAACCTAAACAAAAGGAGGTGTGTATGAAAACGTTCTTGGCTAGTCTTGTCTGTGGGATCCTGTGTGCGTCCTGTACGATGGGGATGCTGAACCGGGAACTCCCGGATGGTACGAAGGAAAGTGGGCCTTATGTCGAGATAGGGCAGCTGCAAACAGTAGAGGGATACAATACTATCTACACAAACAAGGGGATAGGCTGGGACTCTGAGATCCCTGTACCGTTTGCTAATAGTTTTGCAGTTCTTAAGATAGCGTTCGGGTACCTCAACAGTACCAGAGTTATCTTAAGGCATGATGCAGTTCTGGTTTTAGATGTTGCTATCGACCCCTTCAACAAGGGTGGCGTGACGGATACGTTCCTTTATGGTGAGGAGGCTATAACGGAATACAGCCAGTATTTTGAGATAGCAGGAGACATGAGTGAAGAGCCAGACTCAAGCGAGGAACCTGTAGATGGAGACGGAGAATGAACTGGATACTATCTAAGATGATCGCTATCGTGTTTGAGTACCTCATTACTCCCAAGAACTTCAGGTGGGCGATGGGGAAAGCAGCAAAGCAACTAAAGAAGCTCGCAGCCCTGACAACGTTTACCGACGTTGACGATAAGGCTGTAGAGATCTACATCAAAACCTTTCACCTTGAGGAGGAGAGCAAATGAAGAAACTACTGCTATTTATCATACTGTCTTTTTGCCTGTGTTTCCCAGCTATGGCACAAGAGACAAACGATATCAGGTTTACATGGGACCAAACGATCTCAGATGATTTTGCCGGCTGGGAACTGTATCAGCATACCGCAGTAATGGGTGAGGGAAACGTGTGTCAGACAGAGGGAACGATGATTGTTGACGTAGAGTATACCGGGCAAACAGTTTACACGGCAGATTACCAGCTTTCGGGGCAGGCAGGAGATACGTTCTACTTTAGAATTCTGGCTAAAGACGCCACCGGCAATAAGTCAGAGTGTTCTAATGAGGCGTCATACACGCTTGTAGACACAGCTCCTCCGTCTACCCCGATCAACCTGACGATAGAAGTTGTCGTTCAACCGTAAGGAGGAGAGAGAAGATGGCTAACGATCTAACCAAGAACCCCTTGAAGGTTGATACGAATGCGACAACGGTTACGTGGGCGGGATCTGGTAAGCTGAACATCCGTGAAATCGTCTGGATAGGAGCGACCGACACACATACTCTCGTTCTCACGATTAACGGTGTAGCGCTTACCTTTACTCATTTAGACGCCTTACATGGCGAGCAATACCACCCGTTTCTTGAGCCGCTTGGATGGGTAGATTCTTTCGTTGTAACGTCAAGGGGAAGTGGCACGGTTTACATATTCTTAGACTAGCGGAGGTAATATAAGATGGCTAACGATCTAACCAAGAACCCGATGAACGTAGATACGGCAGCAACAATCACATGGGCTGGCTCTGGAAAGATGACTATCCGTGAGCTTGTCTGGATAGGAGCGGCTAACACCAATACCCTTGTCCTTACCATAAATGGAGTAGCACTTACCTTCACCCATATAGATGCTGCTAACGGCGAGGAGGTCCATCCTTTCGTTAAGCCGCTTGGTATTGTTGACTCCTTTGCTGTTACTACGATCGACGGTGGCAACCTTTATATATTCTTAGACTAGCGAGGTGATAAAATGGCACAAGGTTATGTAGACTATTCTGCTCCTTACTTTGCAGAGAAGGAAAGGGGTAGACAACAGATGAACCAAGAAGCTGCTTATGCTTCTGCGATGGCCGAGAAGCTAGGGCAGTATACTCCAGAGTTACAAGCTGCTGCTCTCAGGCCATTGGGACAGAACCCAACCGTAGGGGAGAACCTGTTAGGTGCTCCGATCAGAGGGTTAGGTAATCTTTTTGGGATAGAGTCGATGCAGCAGGTAGGGGCTCCCCAGCCTTTTGACCTTGGCCAAGTTCAACAGGAAGCTCCTCCTCAATACCCGGCTCTTCCAGATGGCACACCACCGGAGATGCGACAGGCGTTGGAGAACATCGCTCAGCAGATGGGTTTTGCTCCTCAGCAGAAAGAGTCTACTACCCCTACTGTTCCTTCTGAGACCGTTGGAAAGCCAAGGCTTAAGACTCAATATGAGCGGGATATGGCAAAGGCACAGCAGGAACAGGTCTGGGATCTGATCTTAAAAACATACCAGACAGATCAGCAGAGGAGAGCAGCTGAAGCCGATATCCAGCAGACAGTACAGGCAATGGAAGAGTCAAGGGCTCGTGAGAGGGAGATCGATCATCGGATTAAGACAGGGCTCCCGCCATCAGAGTGGTCATTGATCGAGAAGTATCTGGAGGAGAACACGGACAAGTCGTTCGTAGACGTTATGAAGGAGATCAATGCAGCTAAGGGTAACAAGACAGCAAAGCTCCAGATCTATGATGCGGCCATTGCTGCCGGTCATTTTGAAGGAACTTTTGAGCAGTGGACAGCTCTTATGAACAGAGCCAAGTGGAACCCGATCGAGGCAGCTACCAAGATGTTCTATGCTAATCCGTTTGCAGCGTTCTCTACTCCTCCAGAACAGCATCACGAGATCATTGCAGCGATGGCTTTAAATATGAGTCAGGCAGCAGCTCAGGTTGACAAGCAGATGCTGGCAGAAGGTAAGGGTGGGTTAGGCGATAAGGATATCCCGATCCCAGAAGAGCTTCTAGCTTTAGGAACTACTGAAGCAGATCTTGATCGTTTCCAGAAGGAGACTGGAGCTACCCGGACACAGGCTATCCAAGTGAGAATGAACTACCTGAACCAGCAAAACAAGCTGAAAGGACCCAATGCAGCAGAACCTGTAACACCAGCGGGGAAATAAGCGATGGCAGGACCGAGCGAGTTTGAAAGAGCTTTTCGTAGTTCCTATAGTCAAAAAGGTGGCAAATCCCCCCCAGAGCGTCAAGAAACTGGCGCAGCTAAGCCTAAAACTACCCCTCAGCAAACTCAGCCTATATTTAAGCCTCAAGAACATAAGCCCTCAGCTTTTGAGAACGACTTCCGTAACTACAATACCATGATGAGCAAGGAGCTGGAGCGGATCAATAAGGAAGCTCAGAAGGCAGAACAGGACATAATTAAGCAGCAGCAGCGAGAAGGAGGGGCTGGACTGGGAGCTGGAGTTCCACTGGGGGACCCTACAATGGCTCAGGAACCACTTTCTACCACAACTGGGGGTATTCCACCTCAAGAAGCACAAGATAGCCTGTACGGGCAATCTGTGCCGCCTATGCTCCAACAGACGGCCTTTCCTCAACAGACTACGACGATACCAGAACAACAGGTAGCACCTACTCAACAAACTGCACAGGTAGAGACTCAAGGACCGCCCCAAGGGGATCCAACTTTTTCCTTGGCTCCTACCTTTCCGCCAGTATCTCCAGAGTCAATGGCAGCTGCTGGAGATGTGCTTGGAGCGTTTGGATCCGGAGCAGCTTCCTTCTTACCGTCTCTACTTGGCGGATATCTCGAAGGAACGATCCCCACAGCTTTTCCACAGGTAGGAGTGCCGGCACAACCAGCTCCTCGTAAGTCACTAACATCTAAAGAGAAAGCTCAAGCCGTTACAGAAGTTCAGGATACTATAGCAGAAGCACTCGCTATTATGCCAAAAACTGAAGTAGGTCAAGAGCTTACAGAGCTTGCTGGCTGGCCGTTCGAGAAAGTTCAGCAGTTTGCTACGTGGTCATCGGAGGCTATCGTTCCAGAAACCCAACCATTCTTACGTAAGATAGTAGAAGACATTATCCATCTTGGCACGTATGTTGTAGCTCACAAGACACTTAGGATCGGGAAGAAAGGGTTTAAAGAGGGAGTGTCTAGGGTGAAGATGGGGAAAGAGGGGAGAGCAAAGGTTAAAGGGGCGAAGGTAGAGCTTAAACAGATAGAGGCAGAGATTAAGAAGCAGCAGGGTAAGTTACCTAAGCGTCTCAAAGAGAAGACAACTACCTTCCTGAAGAACATTAAGGCCGAGGTGACAGAGAACCTTAAGGGCAGGCCAGAGTTTACCGAGACAGAAATGCAGATGATAGAGGCAGGCAGACAACAGGGAGGAACACCGGCTGCAAGGTTCGTGATGGACGAGATCCTGAAGGCGAGGGAAGAGTTTAAGCCTGAAAAGAGGGCACCGGTACCGGAGAAGAAAGCAGAGACGCCTACTCCAGAGGTGAAGAAGAAAGCTTCGGCTAAACAAACCGCTAAGCAAGCTCAAGGCATCATCGAGGAAGCAGGCGGGAACTATGTGGGAGAGAAAGCACGAGCAACAAAAGGAGAGGAGCCTGTTGTCCAGTTCAACGAGCCTACCACGAACACTACCATCGACATCCCCATAAAAGATGTTACTCCAGAGCGTGTGAAATCTGTTATGGAGAAAGCAGTTGAGAGATACAGGAAAGCTGAAACAGCGAAAGCTGTTACCGAAAGCATTGAAGGATCCATCGACAAGCAAGGCAACCTCAAGTATGCCAAGTCTACCTACCGGAACCGGATCCAGCCTCTCTCAAACGAGGAACTTATCAAGGTAGGACTCTGGGCTAGGAAGAAAAAAGGGGCAGCTGCTGCTACTATACGGGATCTTGTGTCAGAGGAAGTAAGCACGAGAGGGACGGCGGTAATCGACCAGCTGAACAGGGCGGTTGCTGGAGAAGCTCCTGTCAAACCCAGAACCGAAGCCGAGATGAAAGCTTCCGTTGAGAAATCTGGGGCCATCTGGGGAGCGATAAACAAGGATACAGGCAAGGTTGACACGACCCCATGGCCTGCTACGAAAAAGTATCCAGAGGGGCTTCGTAACTTCAACTCTCCTTATACAGAGTCAACGCTCGTTCTTGAGCCATCTAAGATTACGCCAGAGAGTGTAAAGGCCAAGATGCTGGAGAACTATGTTAAGACGAGGGAGATGGGCGGAGAGATCGTTAAGCTTTGGGATGAGGGAGAGAAGGCATTTGCCCAGACCAAGATAGAAGGAGTGAAACCAGCTGCACCTGAACCTACCAAGCCACCAGCCACAGTATATGAGATCCCGAAAGAAGAGTTCCACAAGGTCAGGTCAGGCGACAAGAAAGACGTGGCGAAAGAGTTCGTAGCACTCTCCAAACGTGCTCCAGACTCTCTCTCTGACGTTCCAAAGGATCAGCCGACATGGATCCAAGTGGAGCATGAAGGGACACTATTCACTATACCGAACACAGCCTATGCTCTTGAGACGTTTGCTAAGAAGATTAGCAAGCTTAAAGAGGGCAGGGTAGGGCCGACAGAACCACCACACAAAGAGCGTCCTATTTCTAAGCAGTCTGGCTCCAGACCTAAAGTTGATGCTGATGCTGGCGATACGTATATCAGGATCTTCGATAAGAATACCAAGTTTAAGAAACCTTCAGAGAAAGACGTGTGGGAGGTCAGGTATCCTGACGACGCTAAGGATGTTATACATCCTGAGAGGGATAAGGGCGGGCCATACCTTATGAGAGGTAAGGTCGGCAAACAAACATTCTTTACTGATGGCCGCATAGTAGAGTTCAGGGATAGTGCTCCGACTCTTAAAGTGAAGGGGCTAGAGTTTTATGACGCAACAAAAGATATGGGCAGGGTCATTGATGGCTTTGAGGGGAAAGGAACCCACAAGCCTGCCAAACCTGTGTTTGACACAGAGGTAGGTGTGGCTATCATGAACAAGGAGAACGGTTTCTTTGTTGCGCATGAGTACTTCGACTACCTCCACACTAAGTACGGCCCAAAACTACAGTGGAAGATCCCAGAACCCGGTAGTGGTATGCCTGTTACATTTTCTGTTGACGGTAAGCTTAAGGGATATCTCATGCCACTCAACGATAAAATGACCTTGGGGAGTAAAGGGAAGGCATATACCCCTCACAACATTCTCGCTGAACGTATGCCCGAAGGCTTCGGCCCCGGCCCTACTCTCGAAGCAGGCGGCTTTCAGACCATGTATGAAGGTTTGAGAGAGATGGTCAGGACAGGCAAGTTCTTTGAGTCTACTTACTATAAGGCAAGGGGATTGAAGGACTACGTTATGGAAGATATCGTGGATCCTCTTAAGTTCTATCCAGACCTACCCAAAGAGTATGTCAATGATATCCGGGTCCACATGGTAGCAGCATTGGATAAAGCTCGCCATGCAGTCTACAGTAAAGAAGGTTATGCTGGCAGGATCTTCGGTGACATGAAGAAAGGTGAGATCTACGATGCTGTTGAGCTGATCTATGCGAGGGATGAGGTAGGAAGACAGAAAGCCAGCAGAGGAAACCCGGAGATCACGCTTGAGCAAGCAGTAGAAAGAAGCAACAAGTTAGAATCAACTGCCTCCAAAGAAGTGCTCCGTGCAGCTGAGGAGTGGAGAGCGGTAACAGATGAAGTTCAGGCCGATCTTGTAAGAAGGGGAGTCCTACGAGGTCCCGATCCTAAGACAGGGTATGAAGGCCAGTTTATCGAAGACTACGCTCCTCATGCTGTCGGAGTCTACACTCCCGAGTGGGCATATACCGTAGGGATCCCTACCCGGATCCGCACACCATTTAGGTCATTCGGACAGAAGGCCAAAGGTAGTATTAAGGAGATCGTAAAGGATGCCGACACCCTCTTGGGCCATCTGCTTAAAGTAGAGCACACGAACATGATCGAGGACTTTATCATAAGGGAGACAGCTAAGTATGACATTCTCCCGACACTTGACAAAGCTCAGAAGATAAAACTGTTCGGGTCAAAGAAGCATGAGAGGATGATCAAGAGCAAGGCTCATCCGGAAGGTGTATTGAGAGAGATAGAGGTAGCCAACACTCCAAAGCCCGGCAGGATCTGGACAGAAGCAGAACTTGTAAAAGTGGATCCAGCTTATAAAGGCAAGGGAGATCACTGGTCATATACCCCGGATCAGCCATTCAGTAGGACACTTTTTCAGACCGAGGAAGGTTATTTAGCGTTAGGTAAGTATAAGAACGTTAGCTTGATACCGGCTGATATCTTCCGATCGTTTAAGTCTTTCTCTGAGAGTGGCAGCGCTACTATTTACCGGATCAATCTCATCAACGGGTACTGGAAGAACATGGCGATCCTGTCTCACTATCCATCGTTTAACATGAACAACATGATCGGTGATACATTCATGGCAGCGATCCAGCATCCGGAACCGACCAAGCTACTTATTGAGATGGAGACGTCGCTTAAGTATCTCGGCAAGGAGCTGTTTGCCAAGTCTCACAAGGGGTACATGAAGGAGCTCCATGAGTTTATCCAGAACGAGGACATCCTCGGAGCGTCGTTCTTCCAGACAGAGCTACCGAAAAACCTGAGTGGATCCAAAAATCCTATCCGTAAAGTTCTCGATATGACGATGACCATATCCCAGATGAGAGAGGGCATCAACAGGACAGCCTATGCTTCTACCTTGCTTAAGGCTATGAAAGAAGGAAGAGGGAAGGAGTTGATCAAGGCTCACTCGTGGATCGACACGAAAGGATTAAGCGAACAGGCAGCACTGGGTAAGATTGCCCGTGAGGTCCTCGTTGATTATGCAGCTGTATCCAAACGGTTCAGGAGAATAGGAAGAGGGATGCTCACTCCGTTTGGCACGTGGTATTTCCATAACTCCCGCCTTGTCCATAGGTGGATGTGGAAGAATAAAGGGAAGGGGCTGATCAGTATGCTGGCTGCTCCCCTTGCTGCGCAGGCATGGAACAACAGGGATGAGGCAGCTAGGCTAAGAGAAGAGGGACGACCAGACTGGTTAAGGAACAAGATCCATTTTGACATAGGTGGGACGGCTGCTGGAGATGTAAGGACGTGGGCTGTCCAGCTCCCACAGGACGTACTGATCGGTACCAAGATCTTTAGCATTGCTACAGAGATGAGCTCACGTGTCGCTAGGGGGGAGATAAACCCTGCTAACGGCAAGCCATGGACTCCGAGAGATGCAGCTCTTAGGACTATAAAGGACTGGGGAGTGCAGGAGTACCGTGGCGTAGCATATCTTATGGCGCCTCTTATCCGGTTCTTTATCGGACTAAAGGACAGAAGAGATCCGTATGACAAGGTACCTATCTACTCTTCTGACTACAACAAACTTAACCCTATGCAGAGGAAGTGGGAGGGAGCCCAGTTCTTTCTCAAAACGATGGTTCCCATGCTGGGCGCCAACATTGTAAAGACTCAGCAGAAGAAGCAGCCGATGGATCTTGCGTTCAGGGACTTCCTCAACAACTTTGTAGGGAAGGAAGCATTAGGTATCTTTGATGTCACGCCCAAAGGAGAGCTCAGGCTGTCTAATGGTAAGGTATATTCGATGGATGACACGGCCCGGATCAAGTGGGTGTCTAACCAGAACCTCCAGCACTTCAACGACATCGAGCGAGCATACGTTGGCTACCGTGGATCCAATCAGGACTTCATACAGACAGACAAGTTCAAGAAGGTGCTTGTTGAGATGTTTGATGATATGAGTAAGATAGATCCCGGGCTGTTCAAACCAAGCTTCAAGGATGAGGCAAAATCTGCGATCATCTCCCAGCTCTATGGCGCCCGACTTGTTAACATGCTTACCGATCCCGGTACACAACAGAACCGGATGGAAGTGATGATCAAGAGAGCGAAGACAGACGAGGAGAAACTGGCGATAAGAAAGGACTTTGAGAAGCAGAGGCAGATGAGGATCTTTACAGGACTAAGACGGCAGCCAAAGACAGAAAGAGAGATTATGTTTAAGCACAAGATGGATGGATCGGCTCTGCCATGGCAGCTTGAACTTTATATGCCACCTTAAAGGAGAAGAGCGTGAGTGGAGACAATCGTGTAGAGCAGATACAGAAACTATCTATAACCAAAGCTGTGATGAATGAGATAGGAGAGGGGGACAAGCTGAACGTAAATTATGCTCCGGTATCTCACTCCCATATAACTAATGTTTTCAACCAGCGGAACATTGAGGAGATACCTCTGGACGACGTAGAGCAGATGATGTGGACGGTGCTTGAGATCCTACCTGAACCAAAGCTTCGGAACTTAAGACTACTAGCTATAGATACAGTGATAAAGAAGTTCGCTCCCTATCATGGTGGGATGAAGAAAGGGGCTGAATATCTCAAGGTTCAGAGAACCTACCTGTCACGGCTAAAGACAGAAGGGATAGAAAGAGCTAAGCTATTATAGGAGGGGTTATGCCACAGACTGCATCAGGCAAGAAGGCGTTGGCAAGCTTCATTAAACAGTATGGACCAAAGGAAGGAAGAAGGAGATACTACGCATCAATCGTCAAGGGGGCACCCGGATCTTCTAAGTGGGAAGGAAAAGGAGGCACGGGTACGCTTGCTAAAGCTAAGAGAACGTATAAGAGAACTCATCGATGACTATTACAAGAGCAAACATCCCGCACCTCATGAGAAAAGGGTTAACCGTTGTAGGTAAGAAGAAAAAGCAGCGGAAGAAGAAACGGAAAAGGACTTCAGGCGCCGTGTCGGGAAGTTCCTAAAGTCACTTCCCACACGTCTTGTCAGCCCTGTCCCTTATTCTCTTCCTTACCCGGTTCATATCCCAGACACCACTTGTCCTCTTTATCGTCCTGTGGTGGCCTTCCATCGAACACACACTCGCCGGGCAGCTTCTGTACCCAGCCACCCGGACGATCGGAAGCGTGATATCCTAAACACATCTCTCTTTCTTTGTCGTAATGCTTACACGTCTTCAACTTTAAACTCCGCAAGGGTTTTCTGATATCTTACAAGCCTTGCTTTATAGTTCTCGATACCTTTCTGTACCTCAGCAATATTGTACAGGATCTCTTTAATCTTATTCTTTACCCTATCCTCTTGTTCAGCATCTACTTCTTGTTGCGCCTCTTTCTTTAACTCTTCTAACAATCTCATCCCTTGTCCTCCTCTAGTCCTACGGTTAATGCAACTGCCTTCTCTACCTGCTTAAACAGCTGCCTGATTACATCGGTCGGAATGGGTACCTTGACGTCACTATACCCATTAAACCCTTGGGTAGCCATAACCTTTCCCTTATCCGATATAAGAGAATAGTTGCCCGTTACCTTCATGTTCCCCTCTTTGTCATTGTCCTCGTTAACGCTCACACTGTTGATCCTAACTCCTACTATCGTTGTTGCCATCTTACTCTCCTTTCGTTTCCCTCGCCTCTTTAAAGCTCATGAAAGCTGACGGTGGAAGATCCTTGGGATAGAACCCATCGCAGTTTTCCAGCCACACCGGATCAAAGTTGACCGGCCAGTTGAACCAGCCTTTCATGACCCCGTGCTTGCTCCCCTTGATGTTAAGTTTCTTACCTATCGATGGATAAGGTATCGGTGGTTCTCTACCTACGCTTGCAAACATCCCAGCTAATGTAGCCAGCGGATCCTCGGCTATAGCTTTGACATCCGGATGGAGGCATTTAGAGTGAGCGTCGCCCGGGAGAGTACCCCTGTGTGCACACTCGTAACAGCTTGGTTTCTTCTTTTTTGGCTCCTCTGGCTTGTCACTCAGATCTTCCTCTATCTCTGCCAGCTCTTTCTCAAGCGGTCTCTCCATCACACCCACTACCTGCTTACCTTCCTGCCACACAGCAAACATCTTCACCCCGGCCTTCACCCCGTCGATGAAGTCACGGTTCCGTACTCCATACTGATCTCTCCATACGCCCATGTTACCCTCCTTTCTCATAGATCCTCTCCAACACAGCTATCTGCTTCTCGCTCAGTCTTCCTCTTTCCTCAAACTGTTCCTTCACCGACCAGTAGAACTCCTCTTCCCAGTCGTTCAGCTCATCAGGATCGATGAAGTCTAACAGATGCTGCTCCCTAGTTGTTTGTTTCCCTCTCATGCTACCATCCCCGCGCATTCTGGAAGCTTCCACGTTTCCCTGTTCTGCGATCCCCATTCGTTAGCCATTCCCAGCACTTTTTTCTCATCGTTCTCAAGACTGAGCTTCATGGCAATCACGTTATCCGTAAGAGGCAAAGAGTTCTTTCTCTCAAGATGACAGCACAGGTTGACAACTCTATCCTTCTTCAGCTGGAGTATATACCCGTCTTTCTGGATAATGTACTCATGCTTCTTCCCCTTTACGTAGAGATTACCTGTCTTCTTGTATACGTCTAAATCTTCACCTCCTATCATCATACCTAAAAGCTCCTGTGCCTTCTCCTCAGCCTTCTCTCTCTTCTTCAGGACTTCTGGGGTAGGAGGAATAGGACGAGGAGTATCAGGCTCATCATAGCAAACAAACTCGTTCATCAAGCCTTCGTTTCTTATCCCATAATACCGTCCCGGTTCCATTGCAGGACGACGACGAGGAGGAGGTACAGGCTGGCCACGGTAAGGGTTAACGTTGTTATCGGCAGACCCCGGATACATCGCAGCATGTCGCACCAGATTCCTTCTCTGTTGCTCTTCTAAATACCTCCACTGCTGCTCCAGTCTCATTCTTTCATGGTGAGAAGGTGGAGTAGTATATGTTGCAGCATTCATCTCCTCCCCTACCTCTACACCTTCCGGCACCGCTTCTGGTGGGACTGCTTGTGGCAACGGATACATCTGAGTTGCTCTCTCCATATCCCTCTCAAGTCGCCGCATAGTCTCCTGAAGACTGGCTTGCTGCTGTACTTGTTCCTGCGCCTGCATTGCTTCTTGAGCGGACCGTGGCTGCGTGCGTTGCAAATCATTCTCTTGAAGGATAGCTCTTGCTACATCGCCTTCCATTTGACTCTGAGCCCTCTCCATGTTTTCTCTTCGTCTCCTGTCCTCAGCTTCTACCACTCTTGGATCCATCGATAGCCGGTCTATCCCGTAATAGTACCCCAGATGATCCATCGAGCGTACCGGGATGATCTGCCCGGGGTTGGCTATCTGTACCATTGTTCCGGGAGCGATGCAGCCCGTAGAATCGTTCAGATAATATGCAGCGTTTGAGTCTGTTGTCCCCTCATCAGTACCCATACTATAATATGTTGCCGTAGGAGAGGAGCTGGTTGTGCAGGAAGCGGAACTAGATGCAGACGCTGAGTAGCTAGTACCATCCCTCAACCAAGCATAACTATCTGGTGGTGTGGCCATCTGCCTACCCTCCTGCGATACGGGGAACGAGAATGATATGCCCCGCGTTCGGATTAAATCTTTTAAGCTCCTTGTCAGCTTTTTTACCATCTTTGCCAAGCTCATAAGCTTTCATCCCATCAATTTTTAGGTTTGTTTTGAACATCTCCTCTGCTGCTTTTACCTCTTCCTCATTCTCTGGATCCCACTCGATCCGACTATCTCCCTCTTCGTCCAGCTTGCTGATCATACCTTTACCGTATACTTTTAACTCTCCCATCTCTCATCTCCTTAATTAGTTTTTAATAACGCCCTTCCTCTCTAGCATCGCCTTGTTCTGTTCGGTTGTAAACTGATCCCAGCCTACCTTGTTTCGGATCTCTTCGCCCTCGATGAAATCTACCTTGTTAACATGATCAGCAAGAGCTTCACGATATTGTTCTTCAGTTTCTCCCTCGTTGAGCTGCCGGAACTTGTGTACCTCAGCAGCCATCTCAAGACTCCTCATATCTGGAAAACTCATTGGCACGGGTATCACCTCCTCTCTTAAAGTTCTCTCTTAAATGGCAGCTCTTTACATGTAAACCCAGCTGCCCCTTTATGTCCACCACCTCCATGTTTCTTGCAAATCTCTGACACGTCAATCTTTGTGGAGTACATGCTGACGGTATACTGCTCGCCATCATAGATGTAGGCTATACACGCCTCTATATCTGACCGAGCCATCACAGCCCCGAACGCTTTAGATCCAAACCCATACACGTTTAGCGCATAACAGTAATGTCCCTCAAAGTTTACGCTATATCCGTTGCTACTCCGCATATCTCCACAATAGTTATCCCGGTATATAATACAGTGTTTCCCATATTTAGAGATCTCATCTACACGGTCAGGGTTTTTAAATAACCATGGCCAGAGGGTAGACTCAGGACTTGTATCTTCCAGCTTCAATCCTTCATAAAACTGAAAGCACTCTGGCTTAAACTTAAGAGCCCACTTGTCATAGTCCCCGATCAGCTCAACAGCCCGTGGTAGCTTTTCGTCCGGAAACAGAAACTTCCACGTCAGCTCACAAGCTGCATCTCGCGAGTCCCTGATCCCGGGCAACGTTTCTGAATACTGATACTCAAACGCTGTCTTGTGATGATCGATCCAGACAACATAGCTTGTCCTTTTTAACACCTCTTCCATCACGTGTGGCTTAAACGAGAAGTCTACGATATAGACAAGCTCATCTTTCCCTATGGCTTCCACATTTATCTCATCCTTATAGTCTACCTCAACGTACTCTCGTGGATCTGATGGATTACTCCCGAAAAACAGCTCCACGATTGCTGCCGAACATCTGCCATCTGCATCGTTATGGTGGTAAATCTTCATACTCCCTCCCCTCTAAAGTTGTCGCGTGCTAACTTTCCCACACCTCTTACAGTATGTTGTAGCATAATCCTTGAACCCTGCTATCCCATTCTTAACCTGAAGCGGTGTAGGTTTGATCCCCTGTTCTGCTGCACACGTCCAGTCGTGATCTCCTAGTATGTTACATAAGAACCATCCCCATACCTTCCCTACCATCCTATCATCTCCCCTGTACTCACTCCTTGCTCACCTAGCCACTCTTTATACTCATCTCCCCACCAGCTCTCTCTCCTTATTTCCTGTCTCTCTAGCTCATTTGGCGGAGCCCACAAGTACCGACCTGACCTATATACTTGTATATAGCCCTGATAGGTACCTGACCGGCTGTCCCATCCGGAGTAAGACGTGACATCTGCCTCACTGCTTGAGCTCCAGCTATTGTCCCATACCGTCATCTCTTCCCAGCTCAAAGCTGGATAAGTATAGAACACAAGGATCCCTATCAATATTAGCACTAACCCTATCAGTATTTTAATCCTAGCTTTAGTCCCCTTGTCCATCATTCACCTCCTCACCTATTAGCCCGTTCGGGGCATTATACCTCTTGCTCAGCTCCTGCCATACCCACGGGAACGCTTCTTTGAGTAGCTTAAGATTTACGTCATCCGCCTGTCTCATTGCTGCCATAAGGACAGCATAAAATGGGTACTCGTTCTTACATATCTCTCTTGATTGCCTATAGTCATATAAGCTCATTACTCTTCTCCTCGTGTAACCGCTACAATAGGTTTCTTAACTGGCTCGTTCATATCAATTACCATCACCCTCTCTCCTGTCTGACTGTCCTCTACGTAGACCTTGTGCTTTTTTGAGAGCTCCCACAGCTCTTCCGGGATGTGTATGATTGCTCCCGCTCCGGACTCAAGCCCTTTCTCGTTTGTTTTGACGATGATCGTTCCCAT